TCCATTATTTTTAAAACACTAGCTACCATTTCTTTTGCTGTAAGTATCGTCATAGTGGTGCGTCCTCATAGTTGTCAGGGTTGAACTTAGGAACCTTTGTACCCTTATCCAGTGGGTTTGGGAATGGGGGAAACGGCCATACGGTTGTTGGCTGGTTGGGAGCCTTATAATTTTGTTTCATAGTTGGGAGCCTTAATCAATGGTTGGATTCCTTAACCAACGGTTAGTTGGGAGCCTTAACAATTAGTTTCTTAGGCCGTCCGGCGCTCTTGGTGGGGGCGGCGGCGTCCGGCGGCGGCGTGAGTGCGGCCAGCACGTCCGGGGCCAGCGCTTCGAGCGTGCCCAGCACGGCCAGCAGCTGCACGGCGGCGGCGCTCGGCGCTCGTTGGCCAGCGGCCCACTTGCGAAACGTGAAAACGGGAACACCCAGCAGGCCGGCGGCCCGTGCTTCGCTCAGTGCCAGGCGATCGGTAAAGGCCAGCAGGTCGGTTTTGAATTGTGTCATTGGATCCTCAGAATTAGGGTTAAAAAAGCCCCCAGCGGGTTTGCTGGGGGTAAATTAGGGGTTAGCCTGGCCAGCGGGTTATAGATCCCAGAAGGCGGCGATTAGGGCAAAAATAGCGGCGGCGATCAGGGCGCTCATGCCTGCGCCGCCGTTAACCGTGCTTCAGCTCGGCCTTGCTCGATTAGGCGGCGGGCTTCGGCGCGAAAATCGATGCTCTCCGATTCCAGCATCATGCGCAGCGACTGGGCCGGGATCTGATCCCTCTCAAATTGAAACCCGGCGGTAATGTATTCGGCTTCGGTATGGTTCATTTTGGTAGATCCTTTGGGTTTACTATGTCTTCAATAATGGCCAGGGTTTCGCGTGCGGCCCCTGGCCGGTGCTTTTCGGGCATATGGTAGGCAATCTCTTCTAAGGCGGCCACGGCCTGCCCTAGTGCCCGTTGCAGGTCGGCGATCCTGGCAAACTGTCTGGCCGTGCCAGTGAACCCCTCAGCGTAGGCCAGGGCTTCGGCTTCAGTGGCCGTTAAATTTTCAAGGTTTATCATTTTTAACAATCCCAATCTTCGGTAAAAATTCTAATGTTGCAGCAATCGGCGTGCGCTTTGTTCGTATGTTCGCGCACAAGGGCGCATATTGCATCGATCAATTCACGGTCGACCAGGTCGGTCATTGTGAACATAGCGAAGGGTTCGATCTCGATCCCCTCAGGTGCAAAAGCATTCCCTCGGTGAAACGTTACGCGGGTTTTATCGTAGTGTGTTGACATAGTTAACCTTTCATTATTGGAATAACGCGCCTGGCCAGCGCATCAGTTACCCGGGCACGCGATCCATGGGCGCGAAACCCGATAATTACGCGCCGATCAGCACGGGCGCAAAGCCCGCAGGTGGCGCAGGTGATATCTTCGCGGGTTTGAGCTGGGCAGACAATGATTGTCTGGCCTTCGGGGGTGTAGCTTTTCTCCGGTGTATCCATGGGCACGATGCAGGGAAGGGGCGCATTGGATACGGCGGCCAGCGCGTCAGCTTCGCCGGCATCATCAGCGCTCAAGTTAACCGTAAAGCCCCAGTCGGTGGCGCATTGTGCCCAGTAAAGGGCTTCGGGTGTCTTTTTGTGGGTGTAGGTGAACCCCCGGCGGCCAGTGTTGGCCCGTACAATCTCACCCAGGGCGGCGGCGTCAACGTGCTCGCCTGCGCCTGGCAGATCCCCGGCCACGTTGAACCGCCACAATTGGCCAGCGGGCAGGGCGGCCACTGATTCGCAAAGCTGGGCCAGCGTGCCCCCTCTCTCGGCCACTTTATCCCAGCTCATACGGGTGTAGTAATCCTCGGCATAACAGTCGGCCCGGTAATGGGGGCAGCTTTCCGGGCAGGTTTCCCGCTGGGAATAAGTAACGGGCAGCGGGCCGGTTTTGCTATTGGCAGATTTTAGAATGAAATGGTATTTCATGCCTGGCCCCCTTCGAGCTTTTCACGTTGTTCGCGGATCTGAGCTTTGCGTGCTTCGGTTCTTATTTCGCGCTCCATATCGGCCAGCGCTCGCTCATCGTCTTCGGTGAATTCCGCAAAATCTTGATCAGTGTCTTCGTATTCATGCATTTTCAATTCTCCAGGGTTACGGTTACGGGTTAAAAAAGTGTCAGTGATAAATTGATTGAATAGGTTCATGATCAGGCCTTGAATGTTGCATAAGATCTAATCGGGTGGCGCTTGTCGGTGTGTTTCTCGATGTACGGGGGAACCGTGCCGGCGGCCTTGTGCGCCGTGAAATACAGTGTCGCATCGCAATCCTCTTCGAGATATACGGTGCGGCCCCGTTGGTAAGAATAGTGCGAAATCTGGCCAAGTATTCCCAGCTCGGCCAGCTCAGCACGTTTCACGGCGAACCAACCGTGCCCAGGATCAGTGTAGTAAACAATCGGTTTCATGGCCTGCCCCTTATGCTTTGCGAGCGCTTACGCGCACAGTGTAGAAGGCTGCGCCGGTGGCCGTGTGCGCCGTGATCAGTTGGCGCGAAGGTGTGAAGTGCTCAGCGATACTCTTCCAGTCTGTTACATCGCGGCCAGGGCAGAAGCTCACGGCGGCCCGGTGTAAGTGGCCTTCAATGGCCGCCTGGCCAGCTTCGATTAGAACGGCCTTGATCTGATCCTCTTCGGCCTTCAGGTTTGCAATCTGGGCCTTGATCAGTGCCAGGCGATCAACGGCGGCGGCCAGCAATACGGGGTTTTCGTTTTTCATGATTAGATTCTCCAGGGTTACGGTTACGGGTTACAGTGAAAACAAAACGATCAGGACAAAGCCCAGGCCGGCCAGCAAAGCCACGGCCCCGGCCACAATGGCCAGGTCGGAGGGTTCCTCAGCGGGCAGGGCTTCGGGGTTTAAATCGATGTAGTGCAGATTGTGCTTGTTCATGATTAAATTCTCCAGGGTTACGGTGGCCAGGCTTCGCGCCTGGCCGGTTACATTAGGCAATGAATTCAGGGTGACCAATTACACCCAGGCGGGCGGCGTGCTCACGAAGCGCAGCGGCGCTTTTATTTGTGCGAGCTGAGCGGATCAGCGCAGACAATGCACGGGCCACAAAATCAAGGCCCAGGCCTGCGGCGTGATATTGCTCAATCTTGCTCAATTCGCGAATCTCTGATTTGTTCATGATTAAATTCTCCAGGTTACAGTTACAAATTACGGGGCCGGTTTTGTGTGCCGGTGTATGAATTGTAACCCAGTGGGTGAGCTTGTCAACACTATTCGACAAAATATTTACTAGGTGCTTTCCCTAACCCTCTGGGTTTCCCTGCTTCCCTTGGTGCGTCACTTGTGACTTACAGAAGGGAGAGGGTTTTTGGGATTCTTGATTTCTTGTGCTGTTTCAAAAAGTATGAATCGGCCCCCTCGCCTGCGCGATGTCACAATTGTACCACTGGCCCCCGATCCCGCGAACCCGCGAACCCGCTGGGTGATTCCCTCACCCGCTGGGTTCCCGTGCCCATGGCCAGCGAATCAGCGAACCCGCTGGGTTTTGTGGCCACTGATTCACCCAGCGGGCAACATGGCCGCATCGATTCACCGGCGGCGGCCTGCGCCTGCGCTCCACGGCGGCCAGCGATTCACGGCGGCGCGATGGCCAGCGGCCCGCGATGGCCGGCGGCGCGAAGCAAAATCCGTGCCAGTTGCGCGATGGGGCCGGGTAGGGCCGATGGCCGAGGGGGCCAAGACTGGGAGGTATCACGAACAATTTTTTATTTTTTCAAATTAACCCGTTACCCACTGGGTTCCGCTATCCCACAGTTGCACACATCCCAAAACCCCGTTATGATCCACAGCACTATGGAATCATTAAATCCCGATCCTGTAGGCGCAAATGTCACAATGACCAGCGACAACAAAATCGAAATACCAGACTGGTTAGACCCTGCGCCTCGCACGCTTGCCAAATCACCCCCTGCGGTGAAGTCATTGGTATTGGCTCAGTATGAGCATGTATTCATGCGAGTCATCGATGAGGTTGCCCACGGCAAGTCCTTGTCGCAGGTGCTCAATGATGACCAGCGGCACATCGACTACAACGACTTTTACCGGTGGATCAAGAAAGACCCGACCCGTAAGCAGTTGTTTGATGAAGCCCAAGAGATGCGCACCGAGTTCATGGCCGGCGAGATCATAGAGATTGCCGATGCGGATGACACACTCGAAGATGTGAACAGGTCGAGACTGAAGATCGACACTCGCAAGTGGCTCATGGGTGCGCACAATCGCAAGAAGTACGGAGCGACCACTAACATCGAGATGACTGGTGGGATCTCGATACTGGCAGCCATCGAAGCGGCGAACGCCAGGGTGATTGACTTGGCCGATGTAACTGATATAGAGGCAAAATAATGATTTTGAATCAAGGTAAATTGGCCGGTGGGTTGGTGGATGAACTCCTCGAAGTGGTTCACCGCTACGATGAATCGTTGTACATGTCCACTGTCATAGGTGTGCTGGAATTGGTCAAGCATCAGTTGATCATGGATTCAATTGATTCAGAGGAAGACTAATGCAAACACTTAAGTTTTCCCCAGAAGACGAGCAGGTGCTAATGAGCCAACTGTGGAGTTCGCAGATTGCAGACAACCCAGAAACATTTGTACTTTTTGCGTTTCCATGGGGGCAGAAGAACACACCCCTCGAACACTTCAAAGGCCCGCGAGCCTGGCAGCGCAGGACACTTAGGAAGATTGCCGATCACATCAAGGCCAACCGTGGACAGATGGACATGGATGCACTTAGACGTGCTGTGTCGTCTGGTCGTGGTATTGGTAAGTCGGCGCTGGTATCGTGGTTGATTCTGTGGATGCTGACCACTCGGATAGGCAGTAGCGTCATTGTCTCGGCTAACAGTGAGAACCAGCTGCGCACAGTGACCTGGGGTGAGCTGACCAAGTGGGCGACCATGGCGATCAACTCGCACTGGTGGGAACCAAGCGCTACAAAACTCGTGCCGGCGCAGTGGCTGACCGATCTGGTGGAGCGGGATCTTAAGAAGGGTACTCGTTACTGGGCCGCTGAGGGGAAGCTGTGGTCTGAAGAGAACCCAGACTCGTATGCCGGTGTCCACAATCACGATGGCATGATGGTAATTTTTGACGAAGCATCGGGTATTCCAGACACTATTTGGAGCGTGGCTTCAGGCTTCTTTACCGAGAAGATTTTGGACAGGTATTGGTTTGCGTTCAGTAACCCACGGCGCAACACCGGGTACTTCTTCGAGTGTTTTAACGCCAAACGGGACTTTTGGGACACTGAAATCATCGATGCCAGGACAGTCGAAGGCACGGACAAGGGTATTTACGATCAGATTATTGCCGAATACGGCGAAGACTCCATACAAGCACGCATCGAGGTCTATGGTGAGTTCCCAGCTGCCGGCGAAGACCAGTTTATCTCGCCCGTTGTGGTCGAAGATGCGTTCAAACGGCCTAAATACAAAGACCTGACAGCCCCGATTGTCATCGGTGTTGACCCAGCTCGTGGGGGTATGGACTCAACAGTCATCGTGGTGCGCCAAGGGCGTGACTTGGTGGCCATCAAGCGCTTCAAAGGTGAAGATACCATGAGCGTTGTCGGCCACGTCATCGAGGCGATCGAAGAATACAAGCCTGTTTTGACTGTAATTGACGAGGGTGGCCTCGGATACGGGATACTTGACAGATTAACCGAGCAGCGGTACAAAGTGCGCGGGGTTAACTTTGCTTGGAAAGCGAAAAACCCCATAATGTGGGGTAACAAAAGAGCTGAGATGTGGGGTATGATGCGCGAATGGCTCAGGTCAGCCTCGATTCCTACCGACAGACAGCTCAAAGCTGACCTCACCGGGCCAACTAAAAAGCCCAATTCCGCAGGTACTATCTTTTTGGAAGGTAAGAAGGAAATGAAAGCACGAGGTATCGCTTCACCTGATGCAGCCGATGCTTTGGCCGTTACTTTTGCCTTTCCTGTGGCTCATAGAGAATATGCTGCGAAGGAAAGAACCCGCGCATATTCTGACCGCACGGCAGTTGCAACTTCATGGATGGGAAGTTAGATGGCTACAAAAAAGAATGTCTCTTTAAGCGTTGGCCGTGGCGAAAAATTGCCAGTGTCCAAAGGCGCTGGGTTGACCGCCAAAGGGCGTGAGAAGTACAATCGAGAAACTGGCAGCAATCTTAAAGCGCCAGCGCCTAATCCAAAAACAAAAGCAGATCAAGGGCGCAAGGATTCATTTTGTGCAAGAATGGGCGCAGTAGCGGCCAACGCCAAAGATGGCGAACGCGCTAAAGCAGCTCTTAAACGATGGAAGTGTTGATATGGCTACCAAACCCGGCTTATATGCCAATATCCATGCAAAACGTGAGCGCATAGCCGCTGGCAGCAAAGAGAAGATGCGCCAGCCAGGCGACAAGGGCGCGCCAACTGCCAAAGCGTTTAAAGAATCTGCCAAAACAGCGAAGAAGAAATAATCATGCCACTGGTTAAATCAAAATCATCCGAAGCCTTTCGCAAGAACGTCAAAGCTGAAGTCAAAGCTGGCAAGCCCGTCAAGCAGGCCGTGGCCATCGCGTATTCAGTCAAACGTGAAGCAGAAAAGAAGAAAAAATAATGGCTGATCCAACCGGAATGGTCGCGGCGGCTAATGTAGCAGCTGGCGGCAAACCACCAAAGTCTGACTCAGACATTCTGACAACCGCCCGCGCTCGGTTGGACATGGCAGTCTCTGCACTGGCCGAGAGCCGCGAAGACGAAATTGACGATCTGCGCTTTTATGCCGGATCACCTGACAATCACTGGCAGTGGCCTGCTGACGTACTGGCCACTCGCGGTGCTGTGCAGGGTCAGACGATCAACGCACGCCCGACATTAACGATTAACAAACTGCCGCAACACGTTCGTCAAGTGACGAATGATATGCGTCAGAACCGCCCAGGCGCCAAGGTCATCCCAGTCGATGACAACGCTGACGTGGAAGTCGCTGAGATTTTCAACGGCATGATTCGCCACATTGAGTACATCTCTGACGCTGACGTGGCCTATGACACAGCCTGCGAGAATCAGGTGTCCTACGGCGAAGGCTACATCACCCTGATGACCGAGTACTGTGACGAGAACACATTCGATCAGGACATCAAGATTGGCCGTATCCGCAACAGCTTCTCGGTCTACATGGATCCGCTGATCCAAGACCCAACTGGTGCGGATGCCAAGTATTGCTTCATTATCGAAGACCTCACAAAAGCAGAGTATGAGCGCCAGTACCCAGATGCTGCGCCTATTTCTACATTGCAGTCCCTTGGCGTGGGTGATCAGTCAATCAGCAACTGGCTCAATGAAGACACAGTGCGTATTGCCAGTTACTACTACATTGACTACGACAAAACCAAGCTGAATTTGTACCCTGGCAACCAGTCGGCCTTTGAAGGCACGCCTGAAGATAAGATGCTCAAGGGTATGTTCGAAAAGCCAATCAAAAGCCGCATCTCTGAGCGCCCACGGGTGATGTATTGCAAGATTAACGGCTACGAAATCCTTGAGCAAAAAGAATGGGCTGGCAAATGGATTCCCGTGATCCGTGTGATTGGCAACGAGTTTGAGGTTGATGGCCGTATTTACATCTCAGGCTTAGTGCGAAACGCCAAGGATGCCCAAAGGATGTACAACTACTGGGTTAGCCAAGAAGCCGAGATGCTGGCTCTGGCTCCCAAGGCTCCGTTCATTGGCTACGGTGGCCAGTTTGAGGGCTATGAAGACAAGTGGAAGACAGCCAACACAAACAACTGGCCATACCTTGAGGTCAATCCAGACGTTACAGACGGCCAAGGCGCGGTCTTGCCACTACCCCAGCGGGCACAACCCCCAATGGCCTCCAGCGGGCTATTGCAGGCCAAGGCAGGCGCATCTGAGGACATCAAATCCACAACCGGCCAATACAACGCTTCTCTTGGCATGGGAAGCAACGAACGCTCTGGTAAAGCCATTCTGGCTCGCCAACGTGAGGGTGATGTAGGTACTTTCCACTATGGTGACAACCTAACCCGTGCCGTGCGCCATGTGGCCCGTCAGTTGGTGGACTTGATCCCCAAGATTTACGACACACAGCGTATTGCTCGCATTATTGGTGAAGATGGCGTAACCAAAATGGTCAAGATCAACCCTGACCAGCCAATGCCAGTCAACAAGATTGTCAATGAGCAGGGTATTGTGATTGAGAAAATCTACAACCCTGGCGTTGGCAAGTACGATGTGGTGGCCACAACTGGCCCAGGCTATGCAACCAAGCGCCAAGAGGCATTGGAAGCCATGGCTCAGTTATTACAGGGTAATCCCCAACTGTGGTCTGTTGCTGGTGACTTGTTTGTCAAGAACATGGACTGGCCTGGCGCACAAGAGATGGCCAAGCGCTTTGCCAAGACCATTGATCCCAAGTTCTTGGAAGATGGTGACGAAGACCCAGCATTGCAGGCGGCGCAGCAACAGATTCAGGCCATGGGCGCTGAGATGGAGCAGATGTACCAGATGATCCAGAATGTCGGCAAGTCAATTGAGATGCAGGACTTGGAGCGCAAGGACTTTGAGGCTCAGATCAAGGCTTATGATGCCGAAACCAAGCGGATTGCCGCTGTGCAGGCCGGTATGACTGAAGAACAAATTCAAGACATTGCCATGGGTGTTGTCGCTGCGGCCATGGAGTCGCAAAGCATGATGAACCAGATGCCTGAGATGCGTGAAGCGCCGATGGCCATGGAGATGATGCCTCCTGAGATGCCCCCAGAACAACAGATGATGCCTCCACAAGGAATGCCACAATGAAAGCCGCAGACTTTATCGGAATCTTATTCCTAGCCCGTGATGTCACTCACTCGGTGCATTTGAACACCCGCAGCTACAGCAAGCATGTGGCGCTCAACATTTTCTACGAGCGTATCATTGGCGCAGCTGACGACTTTGCCGAAGCCTATCAAGGCCGTCATGGTCTAATTGGCCCAATTACCCTGCATTCGGCCAAAAAGACAGCCAATATCATTGAGTTTTTGCAAGATTCACTTGCCGAAATTGAAGCTGCAAGATACGATGTGTGTGATAAATCTGACTCATCGCTCCAACAATTGATAGATAATATCGTTGAGATATATCTCCGAACTTTGTACAAATTGAAATTCTTGGCGTAAGGATCATCATGGAACTTCTCAACCCAATGAGCAAAGCGGATTTTCCCGCTTTTACCGCAACTGCTGGCGCAAGTGCAGGCAACACAACCGCATGGGGCGCTGGCCCACAAGGCGTTTTGGTTTGGTGCGAAGTGCCTTGCTACGTTGAAGTGGGCGTTGGCGCTGTTGCTACCAATGCCAGCACGCCAATCCCTGCTTACACACCAATTCCTTTTGTTCTGACACTCAGTTCAAACGGCTCTCCTTGGCGCGTCAGTGTGCTGCGTATTGGTAGCACAGACGGCACTGCGTACTGCAAACCGATCAATAAGCAATGAGCTTTGGTGTCGCCCTTCGCAATTCGGTGGCCATTGGCCTAGCTGGTATTGTCACGCTGTTTTCAGGCACACGCGACAGCGGCGGCTCGGTGGGCAATCTTCTCACCGAATCTGGCGACAACCTCGTCCAAGAGGACGGTGGACAAATTCTTTTGGAGTGACCTAAATGGCCGTCAATCTTTCCCCCGTGGGCGGCGTTGCGGCCCAGTTCTTCACAAATACCGGCGCAGTCCTGACTGGCGGTAAGATTTACACTTACCTTGCAGGGACTACTACCCCTGCAACTGCATACACAACTTCCAGCGGCGCAATTGCTTGGACAAATCCTATTGTTTTGGATGCTGCTGGGCGTGTGCCTAGCGGTGGTGAAATTTGGATAACTGACGGCATTACATACAAGTTTGTGTTGAAAGACAGCAATGATGTTTTGATTGCTACCTACGACAATATCAGCGGTATCAACTCAAATTTTATTTCTTTTACCAATCAGCAACAAATTGTTACCGCTACAGCTGGCCAAACAGTGTTCAATCTGTCGATCAGCTATCAGCCTGGCACTAACAGTTTGTCGGTGTTTGTGGATGGCGTAAACCAATACGGCCCTGGCGCTCAGTATGCTTACATTGAGACTGATGCCGACACTGTGACTTTTGTGTCTGGTTTGCATGTGGGTGCTGAAGTTAAGTTCACCACTACTCAGCAACAAGGTGCAGGCGTTACAAATGCGTCCCAAGTCACCTATATTCCAGCTGGCGCTAGTGCTGTGGCAACCAACGTGCAAGCTAAATTGCGTGAAACTGTTAGCGTTAAAGATTTTGGCGCTACTGGTGACGGCATTACTAACGACACTGCGGCTATTCAAGCAGCGTTAAACAGCGGTGCAAACACAATTTATTTTCCAGCAGGAACATATATCGTTACAGAAGATGGCTCAAGCTATGCACTTAGACCTTTAAGTAATCAAAAAATTATTGGTGCTGGGCGTGGTGCAACAATTATTAAGTTGGCAAACAATCAAGGTTCATTTTCAAGAGTTTTTGGTGTTTTATCAAAAACTAACGTCACCATTCAATCTTTGACTGTTGACGGTAACAAAGCCAACCAAACAGCAGGGTTTGAACAACAACATGGTATTTTTATAAACGCATCTTCTAATGTTCTTGTAATAGATGTGCAAGTAAAAGAAACGCGTGGTGACAATATTTATTGGTATGGAAATTGTCAAAATTGTTCAGTTGTTGATTCTTGGTTGCAAACAACAGATCGAATATGTATCCATGCCCAAATCATTACAAATTGTGTAGTGTCAAACACGCATTTTTATGTTGACAGCGGAAGTTGCGGCATCAAATGTGAACTTGATGGCGAAGGTCTTGGTGTTGATGGATTGACTGTTACGGGTTGCACATTTGATGGTGCAACTACGGTCAGCGGCATTATTATTAGTGGATTAAGCGCAACCACAAAATCTAGCAACATTGCAGTAACGGGTTGCTTGTTTAATGGACTTTTATCTGTTGGCATTAACATTGGCGTCTATTCAACAAACTGGAACATTTCAGGAAATGTGTTTGCAGGAATTGAAGAAGCAATTATTCAAACTTCATACAATGTAGTCTACGGATATAACGGCCAAAACAATATTGTTATTTCTAACAACACCATGCAAGGGTTGACTGGAACAGCCGCAAAATATGCCGTTTATGTATCTAATTGCACAAATTTAACAGTTACAAACAACAGCATTGAAAGTGCAACACTGCCTATTGCGTTAGCAGCTACGCATTCAACTGGACTTCATTTTTCCAACAACTTCATTAGCTGCTCTAACGCAACGCAAGGTATTTCTCTTTATCGTTGCCAAACAGCAGACATAAATAACAACACAATTACCGTAAAAAACACAGGTACTGGTGTTGTTGTTGAAAACGATGTAACTTATCCTTCAACATTTGTTCGCATGAACGGGAACACAATGTTGGGTGTACTTACTAAAGGGATTGAAGTTGCTAATGCAACTGCTGGCACTGTGTATATTCAAAATACTTGGGCGCCACAGGCAACTACAGTGCTGAGTGGGTATTACACAACGGCTGCACCTATTGCTGGAACATGGAACATAGGTGACATTGTTTACGATGCCACACCTAGTGCTAGTGGGTATATCGGTTGGGTGTGCGTAACAGCTGGAACACCTGGAACTTGGAAAACATTTGGCGCAATTAGCGCATAAGGAAAAATCATGGCGCTATCAAAAACAATTGAGACTGTTCACGGTTTTCAAGCATTAAATGCTTATCACCGAGTTGAAGCTGTTTCTTTAATTAGCAAAGAACAAATCAGTTTTCATGTTCGTAGCTACACGACTTTAGATAAACCATTTTTTGATGAGCAGATCATTACTGCACCTTATCTCCTTGAAGGAGAAAACCCAATTAAGCAAGCGTATGAAAATTTAAAAACCTTGCCTAAATTTGCCAACTCGCAAGATTGCTAACTAAGGAAAACTTATGGCTGACTTAAAAATTTCCGCACTAACGGCATCTACCACACCGCTGGCGGGTACTGAAGTTTTACCTATTGTTCAAAGCAGTACAACTAAACAAGTGTCTGTCGCCAATTTAACGGCAGGCCGTGCGGTTAGTGGTCTATCTTTTACGGGTACAAATGACAGTACATTTAATGGAGTTGTTGTAGGCCGTGGAACAGGCTCGGTATCCACTAACACTGTTGTGGGCGCTAGTGCTTTGACAGCCAATACCAGCGGAGGCAATTGCACATCTGTCGGAAGTCAATCTTTGTTGTTAAACACCACTGGTATTGGCAACACGGGTTTTGGCCGTAATTCGCTACAAACCAATGACACCGGCAGCAACAACTCAGCAATTGGCCGTAATGCGCTACTAAGTGTAATTGGGTCTAACAACAGCTCAATTGGGTATCTTGCTGGTAGCACTCTTACATCCGGCGACAACAATGGTTTTTTTGGATATAACGCCCAGCCTTCGTCTGCAACAGTCAGCAACGAATACACCTACGGCGATTCAGCAGTTACAAGCCATAGATTTGTTGGTGGCAACGTAGTCATCGGCACATCTGGCAAAGGCATCGACTTTTCTGCCACCGCTGGCACAGGCACAAGCGAGTTGTTGGCTGACTATGAAGAAGGTACTTGGACACCCGTTGTAGTTGGAACAACAAGCGCAGGAACTGGTACTTATACTGTGCAACAAGCGCACTACGTTAAAGTTGGAAACGTGGTCAATTTCACGTTGGCTCTTGGATGGAGCGCCCATACAGGGACTGGAAACATTGAAATTACAGGACTTCCTTTTTCAATTCCTGGCTCTCAAGATACTGCACCTTGCAGTGTATTTTGTTGGGGTTTAACTTTTCTTGGACAACTAACCGCAGTGACTACTGGCACTAAGGTTCAACTTTATCAAATCGCCACTGCTTCGGCTGCTACAGCTGTAGCTATGGACACGGCTGTTGCAGCGTTAAACATCTCTGGCTTCTACTTTACGAGTTAACAGTATGTCATTAACAAAAGTTTCCTATTCAATGATTACTGGAGCGCCAGTCAATGTGGCTGATTTTGGCGCAACATCTGGTGTGAATAGCACCACCCAAATTCAAGCAGCAATTGACTCTATGTCTGCGGGAGATATGCTTTATTTTCCTGCGGGAAATTGGCTTTTCGATGTGGTTGATTTTGATGTAGCTGACGGCAAAATTGGCGGCTCTGGAATCATTAAAGGCACACTAAACATTACAACAGGCGCTGATCGTTTTGTTATAGATGGATTAACTTTTGATGCTAGTTCAGTCAGCGCGGTTGATAGGGGCATTACGCTTGAAGATGTGACAATTGGAACTATTACCAATTGCATCTTTAAAAATCTTGAGACTGCAATCTATGTTGATACAACCGCCGCAGGACAAGTAAGCCGAGTTACAGTAACAGAAAATCAGTACACAGGCTGCGCTTACTTTATTGCAACTTCTGTTGTAACAAGTGAAACTTTTGGGGTAGCAGATTGGATTGTGGCAAACAACTCTGGCAATGCTTCTATTGACCACGTTTTTATGAATACATACGATGGCGTGACAATTCATGACAACGTGTTTTTTGGTTCTGCAAACCCCGCATATACACGCAACTGCGTTAGATTAGTATTTGGTACTTGGACAGATATTCACGACAATAAGTTTTTTGAATCAGGTTCAGAATCAATTTACATCGATCAAATTACAAATGTGTCTATCCATGACAACACCCACGCTTATTCTGGCCAATACATTCAAACAAATGCTATCAACATCAAAGGAACGCCAACAACTGGCGGGACTGGATTTACAAACGGCTCTATCCACGATGAAATAATTATTGAGCCATCAGGTTCAGGAATTGCTTTGGATGCAAGCCAGAACCTCATTCAAATCCACAATAATTACATCTACAAGCCTGGTGCAAATAGCAGATATTTTGGCCCTACGCCTTTGACTGGCGTAACAATTGGAATTTCCATAAATTCTTCTGCCACATACATTTCTACCAATAACAACGTAACTGTTACAGGCACAAACACCTTGCCTCAAGGCACTTCTGCCCAACTTAACACGCACACAAATAACATTACGGTAAATAGTTCGACTGTTCAAAATCAAACCATAGAAAAGTTTTTGACTTTGACAGGGGCAGAAACATCTATTGATGTGGCCCGATGGGACTATATTGCGCTTCAACAAAGTGGCGCAACCAATGTTAGTTCTATTGTGAATAGTGAAGGTGAGAAAACAATTTCTTTGCGGTTTTACAATGGAAACAGCACATTGGTAAACGGCGCAAACCTATTGTTAAAAGGCGGCGTCAATGTAACTCCAGCCGCTAACAATGTGGTTACTTTCATTGTGTACTCAAGTAGTGCAGTAGAAATTGCAAGAAACTTTTAACCGTACTGGCGCGGCCCACCAGCCTTTAATGTGTAGCGGGATAGCTACTCTGGAAACAAGGAAATATCATGGCTCTCGAAAAACAAATCACTGTCGATCTAATTGAAGTTGTTGAAAACGGCACACTTCAAGTTCGCACTAAGACCGCTATTCTTGAAGATGGCAAAGCAATCAGCAGCCAATTCAAACGTCACGTTGTCGTGCCTGGTGCTGACGTAAGCGCTGAAGATACCAAAGTGCAAGCAATTGCAGCATCTATCCACACGCCTGAAGTTATTGCTGCTTATGAAGCTGCACAACAAGTTGCACAGCCAGAGTAATCTGGTGTAAGATTAAAACAACCGTATCGGCGAGGTTCACCGAGGAATCCAAGGATTCATAAAAAATGACTGAAGAAGTCCAAGCCCTAGCGGAAGTAGACTCCGCGCCAACCACGGATGTGACGGCCACACCTGAAGTTGCTGAAAGTACGCCGGAAGTCGCTGAGAACCAAGTTGATCAAGTCGAGGAGAAAAAATACTCCCAGGCTGAAATTGATGCGATGATCGGCAAACGCCTCGCAAGAGAGCAACGTAAGTGGGAAAGAGAGCAAGCAAATCGATCTGCGGAATCGCAAATCGTGAAAGCTGCACCAAC